GTAGGCTGCTGCGTTGGCTGCGTGGGGGGATGCTGCGGATGCTGCGTTGGCTGCTGCGTTGACTGCGTTGGCTGCGTAGGCTGCGTAGACTGTGTTGACTGCGTTGGCTGCTGCGTTGGCTGCGTCATCAACCTCTTTTAGGGTTATCTTGCCATCGAGAAACAATCCAGCGGCCTCAATTGCTGTTCGCGGTCGCTTATCGTCTGGATACTGCTTTTCAAAATAAGGCAAGCATTCCAGAGCAAAGTCAATGGCCATGCGCTGCGCATACCGCTTCCCGTCTACAGTGGTGGCTCCCAACGCCCATATTGCGTGCTGCAAACCGTTGGACTTGAGGATGTGCGCCAGCGAGATATTCTTATCCTCGCTCTGCGTCTTCGGCAGACTGGCCGTCAGTGTGGCAAGTCCCGCATTGCAAGCGTCCGCTTTGCGGAGTAGAGCTAGTGTCGTGTAGAGCATGGCTTACCTACCTTATCGACGGCTCCGTCGGCGGTTGTGGTGCGTTAGGATGCTATACGGCACGCACAACTGCCGTGCGGATATTGCTTATCTGCTCTCCGGTTATGACAAATTGAACGCGCTGCGCAACGCCTCTGCCGCGCTATGGAACAGGCGAACGTCTTGTGAATCGTCACGGCCCTCAGCTGCTTCTGCCGCGGCCTCCAAAGCTTCACGTGCCTGTTTGATTGCTTCCGTCTGCTGTTCATAAGGTGTCATTCTGTTTCCTTTCCTCATTTGGTGCTTCGTGAGTCCAGACATGGAGGGTCTAGAGCTATACGGGATCGGTTGCAAACTGGTTGAAGTCGTAACCGCTTCCGTCGTCATACATGGGCACATCGAGCAGACCGGCGAGGATGCGGGTTGCCTCATCGTGCGCTGGCCTATTGCGGCAACAGTCACAGCCCTCAGAACGCATGTAATCGGCTACCGCTTGTCTGATTCTCTCGTCCTTTTTCATTTGATTGCCTCTCTGTGCTACTCCGTTAGGCTGCTACTGCGATGGGCCGGGGAACCGCCGTCTCTTGGTCGGGAAACATGGCGAAAAGCTGGAAGGTGCTGATCGTGGATTTGCTCACTTTTCATCCCTGCTCTTTCGGGTTGATTTCGGGGAGAAACGAGCCGACTATCTCACGAAGGTCGGCGGGAACTTTGGGGTCGTTATAAGCAACGCGCAGGAGGTCAAGGTGCACCTTGTGCTGGTTCTGGCGAGGGCGTCCGCTATCAGTGAATCCGGAAGCTGCAACGTCTTCCGCCATGTTGCGCCGAGTGGCTGCTACACGGCTGTTGAATCCGCGAATCGTCAAGAGGGCGCGGCGTCCGGCGCTGTCCAATTGATCGTCAGTGAACCGCTTTGCACCACTCACGAAGGGGTGCATGGTTACGGTTCTGATGGCTGTGTGATTGCTGGCTGTGGTGGTCGCTGTCTTCATTTTGCCGTCTCCGGGAGGCTGGTTGCCTCTGATCTGTATGTAGATTAGTAGCAACCTTGTGCAATGTCAAACAATATCGTACTATATGGCACAATAACATGCTACGTTGTCTAAGTTACCGATAACACTAGTGAGCATCTATGCCGTTGATACTAAGTCCAGACCTAGACTTGCGCTTAGGGTACAATTCAGCAATGGCAAAAGTTGGCAGACCGAGCAGCTACGCCCCAGAGAGAGCAGAGATTGTCCTCCAGCGGATGTATACGGGCGAGAGCATACGCTCCATTTGCCGCTCACCTGGGATGCCTGAGTACGAGACTATCTCAACATGGCGTATCCGCAATCCTGATTTTGCCACACAGTACGCGCACGCGAGACGGGCACAAGTTGAGGCAAGGATTGAGGATGCAACGGAAATGCTGCTCAAGACTCCGATGTGCAGCGTGCCTGATCCTGACGGCGGGGTGAGTGAGCGCGTAGACGGGGCGGCAGTGCAACTACTGCGTACTCGCGTTGACCTGGCCAAGTGGGAGGCAAGCAAGCTGCTGCGTGGGCTGCATACTGTTGACAACAAACCCGCACCGCTGGATTACGGTGACAAGGTACAGACAGAGATCAGCGGGCCGGACGGTGGGCCTCTTGAGGTTAGTTTGGCTGCCAGCATCTCGCAGGCCCGGAAGCGTGTGGGGATTGAGTGAGTGTACTATTAGTGCATGAGCGTACTAATGGTGCAAGCGTGGCGATGTGACCGATGTGGGCACGTATGGCTCGCAGACTCCAAACCCAAGCGATGCGCCAAGTGCAAGAAGATCACGTGGGACAAGGATGGGGCGGTATCTCAGATGGCAGAGCCGTCGGTTGTGGTTGCGAAAGCCGATGAGAGGGTTGGTTCGAGTCCGGCCCGCTCCACTAAACCTAATCACGGCATCAACTGCCGGTGCTGGCAATGCAAATGAGCGAGCAACTTCTCAGGACGGACATAGGGCGGTTCTGCCGCGATCCTTTAGGTTATGCGATGTATGCTTTCCCTTGGCAAGAGCAGGGGGAGCTTTCCGACTCATCCGGCCCGCGCCAGTGGCAGCGTGACGTGCTGGCGGAGATTGGCGCACACCTTCAGTCTGATACGTGGGCAACCCCGCTACAGCTTGCGATTGCATCTGGGCACGGCATCGGCAAGACTGCGCTGATTGCGATGGCGTGCAAGTGGGCAGTTGATACCTGCGAGGATTGCCGCGTGGTGGTTACGGCAAACACAGAGAGTCAGCTACAGACCAAGACCTGGCCGGAGGTTTGCAAGTGGTTTGGGATGTCGATAACAACTCACTGGTTCAACGTGGGCGCGACGACAATCAGCGTCAAGGACAAAGAGCATGAGCGGCTGTGGCGCATCGACCGCATTGCGTGGTCTGAGAACAACACAGAGGCATTCGCTGGGCTGCACAACAGGGGCAAGCGCATCCTGGTCGTGTACGATGAGGCTTCGGCAATCTCTGACAAGATTTGGGAGGTCACAGAGGGCGCACTGACTGACGAGAACACTGAAATCATTTGGCTGGCGTTCGGCAACCCTACTAAGAACACGGGGCGATTTAGGGAATGCTTTGGACGGTACAAGCATCGCTGGACAACGCGGCACATCGACTCGCGTGGCATCGAAGGCACGAACAAAGAGCAGTTAGACAAGTGGGTTGCAGACTATGGAGAAGACTCCGATTTTGTTAGGGTTAGGGTCAAGGGAGAGTTCCCCCGCGCTGGGGGGAATCAGTTTATCCCAGCTGATATTGTGTCTGCGGCCCGCAAACGCATGTTGCCGATTGAGACTTATGAGCGGATGCCAAAGATCATCTCGTGCGATGTAGCGCGGTTTGGTGACGACAGAACGATCATCGGACTGCGCCAGGGGTTGCGATGGCAGACTCTAGCAAAGCTGCGCGGCCAGGATGCAGTCAACGTGGCTGGTCACATCCAAGAGCAGATCGTGTTGCACAAAGCTCGCATGGTCGTGATAGACGGAGACGGCAACGGTGGGCCGGTCGTGGACATTCTGAGAAAGAACATGGTCGCATGGGTCAAGCAACCCGAACACCGGCTAGTGGAGTTTCATGGTGGCGCAAGACCTGCCGATCCTGATATGTATTTCAACCGGAGGGCTGAGGTTTGGGGGTTGATGAAGGGATGGCTGAATGGTGGGGGCGACATTCCCGACGATCCAGAACTTGAGATGGATTTGACCACGCCGGAGTACGGATTCAGCGGCAAGAACCAGATTCAGCTTGAGAAGAAGGACGACATGAAGAAGCGGGGGATGTCGTCGCCGGACGATGGAGACTGTTTGGCAATGTCGTTTGCGTTCAATGCGCCAGCGAAGACGCACCGTGAAAAAGTGGAGGAGGAATTGGCGGCGACCCCTGATCCGATAGCGAACTACCTGATACAATTGCGGGAGCACGCAAGGCAGGAGAAGCAGGCTGACGGGGGAGAGTGGTGGACGTGACCAAGAACTTTCCGATGAGCGATAACGAGTTGTCAATCCTTCAGGAACTGTTTTATGCCGAGCGCGAGGAAAGCAGACTGGAAGGGGATGCTATGGCCTTGTTTCGCAGGGTTTTGATTGCCCGTGGGATGAGTGCAGAAAAAGCGGAGGCGATGCCAGGATGATCTTCTACGTTGGGTTGGGGGCTGGACTGCTCATCGGGTACCTTGTGGCATACTTCACTCACCGCCCACATCGTGATGCGCGGGGAAGGTTCAAATGATCCAGCGATGGAAGGCTGCACTTCGCATGTGGCTGGTCGATTTGGTACGCGATGCCGTGCGCATTGAGTTGCTGGAATACACCTACATCAGAACCAATCCGCCTGTAGCCGTGAAGCCAAAACCTCCAGTTGTGCCAGCCGTGACCGAGCCATCGTTTGAACAGATGCAGGCGCAGGCAATTGAAGCACAAACGAAGTTCTACGCGCCAAAAGAATAGCGTGGTACGATAATCCCGATGGCCACTGAATCAACAGACGAGACGGAAGAAGTAGGCGAAGCGGTTGAACTCAAGCCGATGGATACGTCCAAACTTGAGCTAGGGCTGTACGCGCCGTTTGAGATGTCGCCAGAGGATATGTATGGCCCCGATGAACTGGGCGTCGATACTGTCACGGCGATACGCGAGATGATCGACGGCGCAGGGAAGTATGAGGATGCTGCCCGTATCTGGGAAGTGATACAAGCGGCTGAGGCGCGGCTATTTGATCGTGGATACCAGTGGCTTACGAACGCGAAGTCTGGCGGATCGTGGGTGATTGCCGGGACGGGTGGCAATGCAGGACTGGGTGCAGGGGCAGTCACACAGCAAGATCGTGGGCGCATGTGGTCAATCAACATTTATGGCGCACGAAAGGACAAGATTGTCTCGGCTTTGACGGTGAAAGACCCGGAGCCTGAGTTCTTCCCGAAGCTGCCAGAGTCGGCGATTGACCAGCAATACTCGGAAGAGGCAGACCAGTATAAGCATCTGTGGAAGCAGGCGACGAACGTCCGCAAACTATGCGTGAAGGTTGGCGGGCTGTTCTATACCGATGATCGCGTAGCATTGATTACCGAGACGATTGCCGATGCGCAGCGGTTCGACATGGACGGCAAGACGCCGGGGATGCAGGAAGTCACACGGGCATCCGGGAAGCTGGAGTTCCGAGTTCCGATGTCGATTGACGAGGATGAACCGCTACCGTGGTGCTGCCGGGAGCGGGAGATTGATCTGGCAACGTCGAAAGAGAAGTATTCGTGGATTGCCAGTAAGATTTCAAGTGGTTCGGGCAATCATGGACAGATTTCGCGCACTTGCCGGTTGACGGTCAGGAATGCCGTCCAGAACCAGACGGGATTCACGTCGAATGCGACTGATCGTGCGGTAACAGAGGTTACATGGTGGATTCGTCCATCGCAATACAACGACGTTGCCGATACTGAAGCCCACACGCTGAGGAATCAGCTACGCCAGATGTTCCCCGATGGAATGAGGATCGTTTTCTGTGGCGGGGAGTTTGCCTATTGCCGCAATGAGAAGATGGACGACTGCGTGATTATCCTGTACTCGCGCGAGGGAACTGGGCAGAACCGGCGAGCGATTGGGACGAACAATCTGACGACGCAGAAGGTTTTGAATTACGATTTCAACCTGTTCAATCGCTACATGACGGCTTGTGTTCCGCGCAAGATGCACGACGTTGAGAAGATCAGTTCCGAGGCTATTCAGCAGCAGCGCAATGACCCCGCGTATTCGATGCCAGTCACACGCGACGCCGGGGAAGAAATCTCAAGCTATACGGGGACTGAGAACGTCCCGCAACCACCCGCGCAACTCATGGACTTCATTCAGCAGATGATTGATGGTCTACCAGAGGCTTTGGACGGCGCTAGTTCGTCTATGTTTGGGCAGTCCGAGGGGGTTCCGGGTGCAATTCCGGTTGGGACTATTACAATCCAGCGTGACCAGGCATTGCAGGTGTTTGGTACTCCCTACAATGCAATGACGTGGGGAATCGCAATCTCCTGCGGAAACGCAGCGAAGTGGGCTGGCAAGAACCGCCAAGGGAAAGCGTCGGGCATGGTTCCGGGTGTTGGGCGCATCTCGGTTGACTTCTCGAAGATGGCCAGCGGCGATGCTTACTGTTTCCCAGAGGCGGACAGTGGATTCCCTGAGTCTGAGGCCGAGAAAGAATCTCGGTTGATGGATGCGGTAGAGAACTCAGCGAATGTTCCTGTTCTGGCACAGAGCTTGAACGACCCGATGAACTTCGAGGCATTGAATCGCGTAACGAAGCGGTTCGGAATCCTGATTTCTGGAACTGACTCGGTGCGAAAGCAGCAGGAAGAGTTTGAGTTGATTCTGAAACAGGCTCCAATCCCAAATCCCGCACTTGCGCAAGCGCAGATGGCTCTACAGCAGTCTCAGAACCACGCGGCGACCGATCCGCAAGCCCAGGCAGAGTCGCAGTCACCTGAAGGCCAGAACGCGATGCAGCAGGTACAGCAGGCCGTGGGTCAGATTCCCCCAACGGTTTGCTCTGTTCCGGTTGAGCAGGATGCCAGTGTTAACCATGCAATCGAAGCTGCAACCTGCTTCAACAAGATCAATTCGCCGGAAGGCCAGAAACTCAAGCGCGAGAAGCCTCCCATCTTCCAGAACCTGATGATGCACTGGCAGGGGCATACGCAGATGGCCCAGAAGTTGTCCGCGCCGCCTCCGATGCCAGAAGTGAAGCCGGGTGTGACGATGGCCGTTGACAAGCTCGGCCCGGTTGCTCAGGTTGCAGTGCTGGCAAAGGAATACGGCATCACAGTAGCGCCAGAGGACGTGCAGCCTACGCCAGATGTGCATGAGATCGTGCAGGAGAAGGAAGGCGTTGACGGGCAGGGCGTTCCAACGAAACAGAAACTTTCATACTCAGGAAAGGCATTGGAATGAGCGCAATGAATAGCAAGAGCGTAGGCGGAGTGGTAGCGGATGCGATGACGAAGAAGCCCAAGACGAAGACAGTCAATTTGGGCGCAAAAGGATCGTTTACTGAGCATCCCGGAGCATTGCATCGTGCGTTGGGTGTTCCGCAAGGCGAGAAGATACCTGCGAAGGACTTGCAGGGACATCACAGCGGACGGCTGGGCAGAATGATCGCCAGCGCAAAGGGTTTTGCCGGGATGAACCACAGCAAATAGACCACGGAGAATTGACCAATGGCAGATGAAGCCGCAGTAATCGACCAAACGACCGAAAGCGACCAGGAATTATCCACCGCTGCTGAAACGCAAGAACTCGACCAAGCGGAAACTCAGGGCGAGAACCAAGAGAGTACACAGCAGACCGAAGCTGACAAGGTTGATGGTCGGCGGTTCAATCCTGAGTGGTCTAAGGCTCTCAAGGAACTCCGCGAACTCTACCCCGACAAAGCCGACATGCTTACGAAGATGCGGGACAACTACGCCCGATATCAGGCATTGCAGGAGGTCGCGCCGAAGGGTTTGGAGGATGTACGGGCATGGAAGTCAACCATGGACGCTCTGGGCGGCTCTGAGGCCGCTGCTGACCTCATGCAACGTGCGGCTGACGTTGAGCAGGTTGACGCGAAGATCATTGCTGGGGATTTCTCTGTTGTCAGTGAGTTGCCGGAAGACATGCAGAAGGGTTTTTTCCAGATGTTGCCCGATGCGCTGGCGGAACTCAGTACGAAAGACCCGCAAGCGTTCGCGGCGGCCGTGATGCCCCACTTTGCAGCTGCATTGCAAGGGACGGGGATGGAGGCGCACCTCCAGAAGATGTACGCTGCGGCTGAGGGCAATGAACCACTGAAGGAACTCATAAAGCAGCAATATGACTGGTATCAGGCCCAGGTGCAGGGCAAAGGTACGATGCCGGGTGGGACGAAGACGGCCAGCCCAGAAGTGCAGAGGCTTCAGGCGGAATTGAACTCGCTCCGGGAGGCTGACGATCAGTCATTCATCGGCGGGATAACCGAGAAGACCAACCAGTACGTCACGGAATCATTCGCCAAGAACGCGGAAGTGTACCTGAAGCAACTCAACCTTACCGATGCGCAGAAGTCCGACCTTGCGGAATCGTTCAACGTGAAAATGGTCGATAAGCTCGCTTCGGACACGGCGTTTCAGAAGCAGCTTGCAGCGTACAAGTCCCTGAAGAATCGCAATCCTGAGACGGTGAACTCCTACATCCGGTCGAAGATTGACGAGAGCGCGAAGGCGATCATCGACGGACTTGTGACGGCACGGTATGGCGGGATGCGAAAGGCGAAGCCGGTTGTCGCGGCTGGCACGTCCACGACGGACGCTGGCGTGGTGCGCGTGGCGAAGACCCCCGATCAGTCCGAATGGGACATGGCGAAAATGGACGCGGTTGGGTACGAGCAGACGGCCAAGATTGGCAAGTTCTTTTTGAAGGGCAACCGGACGGTGCAAGTCGTTCGGGCGTAGTGTGCTATATTGTTTGCAGTATCCGAGTGCCTCCTGAAGCAAAACGGATTGACCCCCGAATTGCCAGCGGTGTGAAATATAACGCCTCTCGGTTGAATGATGTGTTGACCCGCATCCCGCGTTGCGATAAGCGCGAAATTCAATCAAGAGGAAAAATATCATGGGCGCTCTTTCGGAAACAGCGGTAGAAGGCGTAGAGGTCGAAGTCTGGGCCGATAACGAGTTGAAGAATTACCAGCCCTTCTTCAACGGTCTGTACAACAAGCTCATCAAGAACGGTGCCAAGAAAGTTCCAGTGGGGTTCAATACCTCTTCTGGGACGATCACTCGCGGCGCGTTCCGTGCGGGATTCCGTGCGCAGGGCGGCGGCAACTTCACCGCAATGGCGCTTTCAACTCCGGGCAGTGTGCCCCCGATTCCGCGTGGCTCTGCATCGGCTTACGATTCGTTCGTCGCAACCCCCTTCCAGTACCTCGGAGTGACCGAAATCGCGTCGGATGCGATTGCGGCTGTGGCTGGTGGGCGCGGCAAGATCAAACTGCCTTCGAGCGAGATGGAGTATTCGTCCGACTCGTTTATGAACGACATGGAAGGGCTGATCTACGGCGATGCGTCAGGCACTATCGACACCATCCCATCGACCGGCACGGTCAACAGCGCGACGGGCGGCGGTACGATTGGCACCGCAACGTATTCCAGCATCGTCGGCATCAACGCTGCGCTGTTCACTGACCAGATGGTTGTGCAGGTCTTCCCGGCAGTCGGCGGGGGTGCGCGTGGTTCATTCACCATCAGCTTCACCGACCCGGTTGCTGGCATCATCTACTCGACTGCTGCCCTTCCGGGGGGAACCACCACAGGCGACATTCTGGTTGTCCAGGGTGGCACCGGCGCGGCTGGTTCTGCGGTCTATGGGCTGAAGTACTGGTATCGCAACGGAAACTCAGGGACGCTGGCTGGAATCACGAAGGCCAACTACCCTGGTCGCCTATCGACCCCAACACTCAACGCGAATGGGCAATCTCTGCCGCCTTCCCTGGCTGCGAAGATCGAAGCTATCCGCATGAGGGCACAGGGCGACAAGAACTACCTCCAGAACGACAAGGGGGCATTCTGGTACGTCAACCCGGCTCAGGGAGCGCAGTTCGCCTCTGACTTCTACAACAAGTACACGCCAACGTATGACCTGAGCGGTAAGGGCGCAGTGCCCGATCTGGCGAAGGGAATGCAGAAGACGTTTCTTGGCGAAGACTGTCTCTGGTCTACCACTTGCGACATGACCCGCGCCGACCGCGTTCGACCGAAGGATTTCATCATCGGCGAGGCGTTCCCGATGCGACTCAAGGACTTCGGTGAGGGCATGACCATCGTTCCGGTTCCGGCGCAAGCTGGCGGATACGGCACGGGTTGGACTTACCTCAACTCCAAGATGTTCGCATGGGAGCAGGCGTTGAACTTGATCTGCACCGATCCGAAGGGTGGATTCTATCTGTCCAGCCTCCCGACCGTCTCTCTCACCTCCGTCTAAATAACTGGCCCGGCGGGAGCCATAATCCCGCCGATTCATAAGGAGTGACCGTCCTTTGAAAGTCAGCGCAGAAGTAGAAAAAGCCCTCACGCAATCCGGTGGCAAGAATCTTTACGGCAAGCCAAACTATCGCTTCGCATGGAGCGGCCAAGAAACCCAACTCATCTCCAACGGGAAAAGTTACGAGCATTTCCGTGTCTGTGCAGAGGATTGCTGGCTGCTGATGAAGTGGGAAGGCCCGGAGTTCTGGGGGAGCGAAGAAGAGTGGAACGCGAACAATCTTGAACTCCCCAGCGGCTTGTATACGGCAGGCCCGTATCCGCGTCAAGGCCGTTATCGAGTGGTGCGGACGCTGAAGAAGGCGGTTATCAAGGGTGATGTGATGGAGTTTGAGTATCCCGCTCCCGACCTTGCTTTCGTGCGTGAAGTGTTCCCTTTGATACGCGACTTTCTAGACTTGACGATAGAGGAGAAATCCAAACTTCTATTTACGCGAGAAGAAGAAGCAAAAGCAAAGCTCGCGCATGACTTTGGGGCAAGCCGTGAGAACTATCGCGGGATTGCCACGGCAAAACAGGTTCAAGACAGGATGGAAGCAATCGAACGCTTCTTACATGATCCGGTACGAGTAAAACAAGCCTTAGAATTGACCAAAAGGAGACCAATCTAATGTCGTCACCCTCTGTTTACCATTCGGATATTTCGATGGGAATGTCTCGCGGCAACAACGTAGGCGAGTACGCTTTTGACCGCAACATGAGCCGAAACCCTGAGAACGTCATCACGATCTTCACTGTCAACACCCGCGAGCAGTTTTCGGTGAGTGGCGGAGTCAAGTTCGCAGGACGCGACCCGAAAGAGCGGTTCCGCAAGGTTGCCAGCTTCAATGACCCGAAATACTACACCGACAATCTGGCCGTGGAAGGGTCGAAAGACCAACGCAGGACGACGGCGGACGATGGCAAGTGGGTTGCGATGGACTGGCTGAACCCGCAGAATACGTTTTCTCTGGATCAGGATTACGTTGTCCCGAACATGATGGAAGACGGGACAAATCTCTTGTCAAGAGGTTTATTTTTCATCGTTCGCCCATTCGATGCCAAGAATGGGAATGTCCATGACCAGCCAACCGAAGTGGAGATTGCACCGGCAGAGAAGCGGCTGCGTGATCGCTACACGGCCCTTGTGAGGCTCTACCAGACGACCAGTTCGGCGAGTCCAGCAAAGTTGCCGCTCATCCTGAACGAAGAGATGATCGACGCTCTCAACTATGCGGGGTTGAAGACTCCATACAACACTGCACTGACCGAGATGAAGACCTGCGAAACATGCGGCGAGTCGATTCCCGCTGGCGCAAAGTTCCACAAGTCCGAGACGCTGGGAGTTATCTGCATCAACCCAAGCGTTGAAGGGTGGAAAGCGGCGGTCAATGCTGGGATCAAGAGCCGCGATGAAGTCCCTGAAGGTTTCCGCTGGGCTGGAAGATCGCCTAGCAACTAAGCTTCGTGCTGGAGGTGCGGGGATGGATGCCTGGTCAGCGGAAGTTTCAGCACCTCTGGTACGTCGAATGATAGGATGGCAGTATGGCGAACGTAGTTGGCAATGACGGGCTGGAGGGAGCACCGAGTTTGCAATCTATTTGCGACCTCTACCGCTCCATCGTCAATGACACTTTCGACGGCGGAGCGGGGCAGATCAATACAGATACGGCTCCGTGGATGTTGCCCTTTCTCAACTCTGCGATTCGTGACCTTTACTCTGACCTGCGAATCGTTGGTGACATGCGGGTGATCGTGGACAATGCGATTATCTCAGGGCTTCCTCCAATTCCAGCAGCCAATCCGACTGTCCAAGTTGCTCTTGCGTATCAGGGTTACTTCAATGGTTCGACATGGAACGCCTCTTATCTTTTGCCTCCAGATTTGATGTGGCTTATGAAGGTGTGGCAGCGTCCGTCGAATGTTGGCGCGACGTTCTTCCCAATGACTCCGGCCCCGGCTGGGCTTTCTGGCGTGTATCAGGGATACGGCCTCGGCCAATATGAGATGCGCGGGAACAATGAGTTGTGGTTCAATGGGGCTTTGCTGGCGACTGACATCCGCTTGCGCTACATGGCCGCTTACCCTGACATTACGGGCGATGACATCGACTTTAGCAACACTTACGTTCCGATTCAGGACAGCACGAACGCGATAGCGCACAAGATGGTGGCAAACTACGCGCAGCGGCTCAGTCCAGATCAGTATCAGCTTGCCGACAGTCGTCAGGCTGGATTTGTAAAGAAGTTAGTCACAGAATCCGTACTCAACTCTCAAACCAAGCAATTTGCGCGTCAGCCGTTCGGTTCGCAAGATTGCCCATAAGGAGAACAACATGGCAGCAGTTACCGCACCACCCACGTTCACCCTCGCCAACCGTCCCGCTGGATACGATCAGACCCAAAAGAAGTTCACGCTGAGTGGGTTGCTCGGTCTGGCCGCATACTATACCGCCAGCACGGGCATCCCCATCAACTTCGCGTCCATCTACAATGCCTCCGGGGTCAAGGTGAACATCCCTCCGACTTACACGGGCGCGAATGGCCCCGGTCAGTCAATTCCGCTGAGTATGGCAGGCGGTGCGGCGGGGTATACACTGTACTACGACACCACCAATCACTCCATCCGTATTTGGAATGGAACCACGGAAGCCTCAACTGCCGCCGTCCCTACTGCGCTTTTGGCAACCACTATTGCCATCAACGTAGCGGGCACCGGATACGCGGCAGATGACACTTTCTCGGTAGCTGGAGAGCCGGGGATGGTCGGAAAAGTTATTACCGTTTCGTCTACCATCCCTACGGCAATCCAGATCACTACGCAGGGCGCGACGGCGGCAGCTACTGCGGCTGTGACGACCAACATCGTAGGCTCTGGTTCTGGTCTGACGGTAGACATTACCGTTGCGGCAGGTATCCCGGCAATATTCACATTCCTGCGAGGGTAACTTGCACAATCTCAGTGGCAAGTCTTCCCTCAATCTAACCACATTTGGGGGACTCGTGACATACGCGGGGCCGGACAGTCTACCGTCCGGCGTCTCGCCGCGTGTGCATGATATGGACTTTTCTGTTGGGAGTGTTGTGTCTCGCAAGGGTACTCGCGGGGTCTATTCATCGTCGGGAAACTCGGTCACAGAACCGGGAAGCCATGCAGTAAGTTCGGCATGGTCGAACCCGGCGAATGCCTACAGCACAAGTCTCTACGCTTCGGCGTCGGGGCTTTCTGTAGGAACTATCGACGTAACTCAGTTTGCATTCAGCGTGACTCAGCCGAGAACGGGGATCACAGTCAGTCTGAAGGGTAACTGCAACACTCCGGGAAACATCACCGCGCAACTCATCGTTGGCGGTGTTCCGGTTGGGTCGCCGAAGATTGCAACGTGCCCGGTTACATCGTTCGGGGGGCCACTGGATTTATGGGGCACGACGGGGCTGAACATCAATGACACGACATTCGGGGTGAGGTTTGCGGCAAACAGTTCATTTGCGCTGGCGGCATTCTTGCTCAACAGTGTTGCGATCACGGTTTCGGTTTCTGGGGCATCGGCAAACTTCCAGTACATCAAGAGCTTCCCTGCATCGAATGGAAGCCTCAAGACGCTCGCTATCGACGCAGAGGGGGAATGGTGGGTTGAAGACGTTACAAACGCGCCAGGGGTGCTTACGCCGCTGCTGAGTGGCCTTCCCGTGAACGGTTATGCCAAGTCGGTGACGGCAGATGACCGCGAGTATGTCTGCTTCAACGATCTATCGACCGGAAACGACATTCCACGGCAATATACGGGGCAGTGGATCGACCGTATTACGCAGGTTGGGCCTGGTGCGCCTCCATCGTTCACTCCGCAAGTCAATACCGGGAACAGCTACGCGATCAGCACAATTACACAGCCGACGGCGCACAGCAACGGGTACAGTTATTTCCTGCAATCGTCGGGGCCGGGATCATCGACAGCCGGGAACATCGTCACGTTCTATTATCTCGATTCCACGGTATCCGGGCCGGACACGGATTTAGTGAATGCACTCAACAGCGGCTTCCCTGTGTACGCCTACGCCTCTTTCGTAGGCACCCCAACGCCGTTCCCCGCAACCGTGGTGCAAATCCTGACAACGGGTTTAGGTTCGCCTCCAGGCCAACCGAGACAGTTTTACTATCTGACATTTAGCGTTCCAACGGTTGCCTATACTTACTACTCGGGGAGCGGCCACGCTGGGTATACGGCCAATTATCAGCGCAGTATTGCGTCGATGACGACGGCTGTGCCTGTTCCGGGTCTTCAGGTTGGAAGCCGCGCCACAATCACCGGATCAAGCGTCTCAAACTACGATTCGACATGGCTAATTTCTGAGACGTTGAACTCTGGCGCGATGGTCATAACGCAGACCTCGGTAACGTCCGGCGTGGCGACTTTTTCCTACAGCCTTTCGTCTGGCGTAGCTCCGATTGCTGCTGAATTGGTTACGATCACAGGTACAACCAACGCAAACGGGGTTTTGAACGTCACGAATGCAGCGATTGCAACAGCTTCAGGAGGATCAACCGGAACATTTACGGTCAACGTAGCGGCTCCCGACACGGCGGCGGCGGCTGAATCTGGGCAAGCGACCACGGCAGGGACGAAGTTCGACTTTGACCCCGGATTTCCTCTTCTGGGAAGCTCTACCACCCCGATTTATGGAGCGGCTACAGGTGGAAATGTAGTATTTGCAGGGACGGCGCAATATATCAGCCCCGGAACACGTCAGGGAGTCGTTTTCTTCGGTACGCGCAATGATGCCGAGACTTTCCCTAGCAACCCCGTGATTTTCACTATCCCAACGAACACTTCCACGCTGATTTCATCGCAAATTCCCCTTGGCCCCCCCGATTGCGCCTATCGGCAAATTGCGATCACCGAACCGGGGCAAAATGGAGTGCCAGGTGGCGACTTCTACACGATTGACGACCCAGTTACCTACATAGTCAATGGCATAACGTATACATCTACGTCTTTCCGTATCCCGAACAACACGGACACGACGATTTCTCTGACTTTCCGAGATTCCGACCTGTTGGCGGCACGGAGAATCGACGTGCAGGGCGAAGACTTGTTCAATCAGGTTGAGATTGGCAACCCGGCATGGGACGTTGCTTATGCGGGCCGCATGTTCTATGGGCTGACACAGCAAAAGGTTCAGAACTTCCTCAACCTCAGCTTCGATGGAGGCTATCTCCCGTCCACAACGCAACAGCCGCTCGGCTGGTCGATTGCAGGTACGGGCGGCTCGCTCATCGCATCCCCGATCTTTGGTGATTCGTACTATGTCCAGAACACGACGGGATCACTTGCGGCCACGCTGGGGCTTATCACGCAATCGGCGTATCAGGACTACTACGATGCAGCGATCATCAATCCAAATATCCCCTATTCTGTGAGGGTTACTGCTCGGATACCCTCTGGCAACACGGGCGGCAATCTCGTCATTGACCTGTTTTCTGCTGGGGGAAGCGTTGGATCGTTTACTATCCCATTTGCGAGCATGACGACCACGATGCAAACATTCTCTGGCGTCTTGACAACAGGACTTGCGCAAGTTCCGTCTGACCTGACCTACCGCATCTACGGAACAAACATGGCGAATGGTGCGGACTATGAAATCGACCGATCTGAAGTCTTCACGACACGCCAGCCAGTCAACAGTACACTCTTGCTGGTGAGCTACGTTGGCAACCCGGAAGGCGTAGACGGAGTATCGGGCGCACTGAACACAAATAGCGAAAACACACAACCCTGCTATGGCGGAGTAGTGATGAAAGACTTGCTCTATCTGCTAAAGAGCGGGTCGCTGTATTACACGCAGGACTCAAGCGGTGACGAACCCGCAGACTGGGGAGTGCATGAGGTTAGCAATAAGGCGGGGGCGTGTGGTGTTAATGCTTACGATTCCGGCGAAGAGTGGATACTCATGGCGAACCGCAATGGGGTGTATCTATTTGACGGCGGCGAGCCTCAGAAAGTTTCACAAGAGATTCAGCAAGTTTGGGACGCGCTGAACTGGGACGCTGGAAAGTCTATCTGGGTCAGAAACGATGTTGCAGCGCGGAGGTTTTATATCGGAGTTCCGTTGCCGACCCCGAATGAATGGCTTCCTGAAGCTCCCGTCAATGCGGCCCCGACGTACCCGAATGTTGAGTTGATGTGTTCGTACCAGGGATCGTCTACAGGCAGCGCGATCACAGATGCAGACCCCGTGCATAAGACTTTCTATGGCGACATTCTGGCGGAAGAGTTGGAGCGGAAGTGGAGCATCCAACAGATTCCTTGCCCCTACGCTGACTTCATCACGCAAGCGAACGGAATAGATGCGCCGCTGCTCTTCTGCAACGGGATCGGGAACTCGAAAATCTACATCCTCGACCAGACGAACGACGACGGCGCGGAGATTCCGTGGAAGTACACGACATACGGGTTCGGTTCTGATAAGGATGTTGAGAAGGCCCCTGCTCTCGGTAACGGTCGCAAACGCTGGTCATTGTGGCGGGCGAAGATGGTTGGTGCGGGTACAGCCATTATAAAAATGCTGGAAGACAACATTGACGCGGCGGTATCGAGTAGAAACACCTACGCAATCACTCTTGACCAGACCGGAGACTTGCGCGGATCGTCATGCAACGCGACCGGCAGTGTGGTCTACGTTGAAATCTCATCGGGTGGAATCGACAGCGCAATCGACCTGTCCATCTTCAAAATGGGTGGAACGAAGGACGTGTTCAACGCCGACTATGTGAGGGACTGATGAAACTCAGCGGCGGCAAAGAACTCGCAGCGCTCAATCGAATCAATCCCTCTCTTGGTGCGCTACTGTCCCGCCTGATTGATGCGCACAACCACGTTGCATCTCAGGCTGGGATTGACCCAGTGAGTCAAGCGGCTGCACCACCTCCGCCTCAAGCTGTGAATGCGACGGTGACGGGCGAGCAACTTCATTTGCGGGTGACAGACAACAATCCCACGAATCGGGCGCGGACGTACTTCAGCGAGATTCATACAGACCCGAACTTTACGTCTCCAAAGATGGTGATTCAGCACGGAGCAACGCGGGATGCTCAGGTGGTTCTCCCGACACTCAATTCCAGCGGAGCAATGCAGGATTACTATGTGCGGACGTACTCGCAGACCCCAGGATCACCGCCGTCAACCCCGATAGCGTATCCGACATACATCACAATGGACGTGGCGGGGACGACGCAGGGAGATTTGCCCCCCTCGGCGGGGAGTGGCACATCTCCGGCATCTGGAACCGTATCAGGGCAGGGGTTCGGGAGTTTCCAGACACGCAAGGCAACGGGCGTCAAGAGGTCGGTTTGATGCTGGTACGCCCCTACACTGAGGCTGATCTGGACGCATTCAAGCGCATCCATGCCGATTCCCGCATCGACTATAAATTTCCAAATCTAAGCAGCCCGCTCTTTATCGTCAGAACGGTTGTGGAGAGGGATGGGGTGCCCACCACGCTCTTGACGGGCAAGTTGGACTGCGAGACATACTTGCTTACCTCCGGCACGGCTGCGGAGCGTCTGGAGGACATAGCGGCGGCTCAAGAGAGATTCTTGGCTGACTTGTGGGAGAAGGGCATCGACAACTGCTATTGTGGGGTTCCCGCGTCAGTGAATCGGCACTTCGGGAAGCACATGGAACGGCTTGGCTGGGAGCGTGGCAGAGATGGTTGGTGCAACTGGTTCATAAATACTGTAAAATAGAAGCATCGTCGTGGAACGCTCTTAGAAAGCCTCCCGGCGCAAATCTCACTGGAGAGAGAACCGATGCCTAGACATTATAAACGAACTGTTCGCCCAATCATATTCGTCATCGGGCCTTCCATCGCGTATGTTGAACTGACTCAAGGGCTGTACAGTCTGATTGAATCTGAGGATGCCGCTAGAGTCGGAGAATCCAACTGGTGCGCTAGATTGAAAAAGCACTCTGGAAAATTCTACGCAATGCGCGAAACCCGTGATGACGATGGCAAGCCGTTTCTGCTACCACTGCACAGTTTTCTTGTTGGATCGATGGCAGATCACAAGAACTTGAAAACTCTCGACAATAGGCGTTCTGCCAATCTTCGCGCTGCTACATCCCAACAGAATAACTATAACAAAGGAAAGATGATAACCAATACTTCTGGATTTAAAGGAGTGAGTTGGCATAAAACAAAGAGAAAGTGGATCGCATCAATTTCTGTAAACTATAAGCGTATCTTTCTCGGATATTTCATCGACCCCGTAGATGCATCTATTGCGTATCAGAATGCAGCTCAACTTCATGCAGGAGAATTTGCACGCTCCGAATAAGCACCGTGCTATTATGTTTGCAGCAACATCTTGCGCTGACCCCGCCCGCTAAAACAGCAACCCGCCTCTCGGCGGCTCCTCATTCGAGGGTCAGATGGCGCGACAGCAACAGGCACAAGCAAATCAGACATTTGGAACGGCAACCAACAACTCCGCGAACTACGGCGGGGATGCTTCGACGATCAACGGTGCGCTAACCCCGTTCCTCATGCAGCGACTCACGAATCCCCAAGGCTACTCGCAGGGCGATATGGGCGCGATGCTGGCAAACGCGATGGGCGGAGCGGGCGGTGCGACTTCTGGCATCACTGGGCAGGCAAACTTGCAGGCCGGACGCTCGCGGAACGATGCTGGATTCGGTACGGCCCTTGACGCGGCTGCGCGATCTAGAACTGCGGCGGCGGCGGGTTCGGCGGAAGGCGTAGCTGCAAGCAACGCCAATCTGAAGCAGGATCAGACTAACAACGCGGCCAAGATGCTGCAAGGGCTGTATGGAACGGACGTGGGAGCGCAGAATGAGGCTCTCAACACGGCAAATCAGGCAACACAGACCGGAATCGAGGCTGGCAAGAGCGGCTGGCTACAGAATATGACCGGGATACTAAGCAGTCTTGGCGGAATCGGGCAACTTGGTACGGGCGCAGCCGCGCAAGGATTGAAAATTAGATGACAGACCTCCAGCCCCTACTTCCGCGCAAGATTCCTCCGATGACGGCGATTGGCGACGCTCCGGTGATGCCCGACCTATCGTCCATGAGCGGCAGCCCGATGCCCGTCCTCCCCCCGATTGTCGCCCCGAACGTGATTGGCAACCCGCGCATGGTGGCCAATTCGACCGATCCGCTTGTGAATCGCATGTCGGGCGATACCGCAGACCTGTACGACCGCACCCAACGCTCGCAGCTTTCCGGCCTGAATAAGCCTACGACGACGCTCGGCAAGATTGGGCACGTTGCGGCGAACATCGGGAACGTGCTGGGAGACATCTTCGCGCCGTCCACAATGGCACTCATCCCCGGAACTGGACTCAACAATCAGGTGATGGAGAACAAGGATCGCGCCGACATTGGGGCGGTTTCAGATTTGCAGACTGCGGAAGCTGGGCGCAAGCAGCAAGCGGCGCAGACGGCATATACAGCGGCACGCCCTGAAATTGAAACAGCAAAACTTCAGAGCAAGATGGACTTACAGCGCGTCCGTTCCGATCAGTTGGCGGCTAAGGTTGGGCAGAAGCCGGTAGAAGATGCGGATGGCAATGTCAGCTACGTTGACGATCCTGAGTCTGCTGCTTTTCAGTCTCGCAAGATTCACGATGATGTGATGACGGCCCAACAGCAACTTGCGCAGGCGAATGAGTCTGTAAAGGAAGCATCGCTCGATCCAAACAGTCCGGCGTACAAAATGGCTCTCGATAAGGCCGCTACAGCGAAGACTAACGCGGCGGCGGCGGTCGAACGCGCTCAGGCTTACTATGGCCGATACCTTCAGAGCGCATACAACGTGGGACTAGACAAGAAAATCCTTCCGGGCTCTACGCAGATTGAGAATCAGGCTGGGAACGTGACTACGGTTGGCACAGGCAACGCAGCGCAAGCGGCCAAATCTCAGACCAATGCGGCCATGTTCAATGACGTGCATGGTGCGCTCGATAACCTCGAAGCGAAGGCGACCGCGCTGGTCAACTCTGGCGGACGGCTCAACAGCCCTGGTGTTGTGTACGCGATGCAGCATTCTTCGGGTACGCCTTCACAGATCATTCAGAGTCTCGATAAGGCCAACCTCTCGCCAGAAGAGCGCGAGTATGTGATGTCGAATCTGGCCGCGCATGAGAATGTCCAGGCACTCCGCAAGTCGGCTGGCGGACTCGCTACCGACCAATCGGTTGAGAAGTTGGATGCCCTGTTGCCTACCGGCTCGACTCCCGACCTTGCTTACCTCAAGAATCAGACCAACCAGATTCGGATGACGGCTGAACGGCTCGGCAAGGGCGTTACGACTGCGCAAGGCGGACTTGGAGTGCGAGGGGAGAAGGCGAACAACGGCACGATTCGCGCGGTAGACCCTCAAGGTGTGCTGCATGAGGCTCCCGCTGGCACTGCTCTACCGAAGGGATGGAAGGCTCAATAATGGCTGGATGGACGGTAGTTCCTAACCCGGACACGTCGGCATGGAAGCCGGTAGCACCTGTAGTTGCCGGTGCTGGGCCTCTCGGTGTGCCAAGTCCAGCGGCGCATCCAGCCGTCAGTATGAACTCGTCTTCCCTGCCCGGTGCGGCTCTCACGCTTGGCGACCTCGGCAAAGGTGTTGCAAAGAGTGGTCTGCAACTCATATCAAGCGGTGACGATTGGGCGCGGCAGCATCTTCCTGCGTTTATGACAAACACTGGCATGGGATTTGGCAAGCCTGCCAACCTTCCCGCCGAACATGAGCTTGCAACCCCACATGGGACGGCACAGAAGATCGGGTATAGAACGGGCGAGGCTGCACAGTTTCTCCTTCCCGGTTTAGGCGAAGACGCGGCGGCTGGCAAGCTCGCAGAACTCGCACCACAGTTGGGACGCTATGCCGCTCCCCTCGCACGTCTCGGAGTACAGACACTGGGGTCTGGCGCAATCAACAAGTCTCAGGGTGGGTCATTCGGTACGGGGGCTGCGGCTGGAGGTTTGGGTGCAGGTATTGGCGAAGGGTTGAAGATGGCCGCGCCCACTCTCACGGGAATTGCACAGGGGCTGAAGTCTCCGTTTCAGAAGACAGGAACGGCGATTCTGGATGAGACGAGCGGTGTCATGCCGTCTTCTATCCGATCCTCTGCGCGGGGGGTGGTAAACGACTTGACCCCGCAACTAAATGAGGCCGCTGAAAACTCTACATCGCCTATCTCCCTTGCGTCTTCGCGGAATGCTGCGCAGTCACAGGTCGATGCTGCGAAGGGTCTGAATCAACAGACACTCATCAACGGAACGAAAAAGATGCAGAATCAGCTTCTAAGCAGATTGGTGGAACCGGCTGCGGGGGCAGAAGGCCCGATGGGGAGAATTGCAATCCCAGATGAGGTTCCAGCGTCTCAGTTTCTTCAGTTGAAGCGTGGAATTGGCAAGGCTCTCCCCGCTGGCAGTTGGAGTCCAGAATCTTCCAACGCATTCAAGGGCGCACGAAACGCTGTTTATGGCGCGATGAATGATGAGTTTGAAAATGCTGTGCCAGAAGCCGCTCCGCTGAATAGCCGGATTAGCGCGTTGATCCCCGCGACCAAGAAAGCTGCAAACGTGTATTTCGGTCATGCGCTCGGCCCAGCTACGGGGGCGATTCTTGGTGGATTTGGGGGTGCTAGGCGCGGTCTAGGCCCGTCAGGTACCAACATTCCGGCTGCGCTTGGTGAAGGTGCGCTCGGTGCGCTTAGTGGTGGTCTGGTTGGAGCGGCAATACCAGCGGGGCTGAATGGCGTAGCTCGCATGGTGTGGAGTCCGGCGTTGCAGAAAATGGTTCCGATGGCTGTTGGTGGAGCATTGCAGTACGACAGGAGCAAGTGATGGCGCAACCACAGATACCGGAAGCGAAGATACAGGCCATGCTTGCCAGCCTGTACGCTTCCCGTGTGCCACAGCAGCAACAGGTTCAGCCGGTGAATCTTGGTCGTCCGCAGCCTCAGATTATTGCCCCACAACTGCGTCCTGTAAACTTAGGGCAACAGCAGGAACGAACCGATATGCAGGTTTCGCCGTACGGATCGCCGAATATGAGTAATCTTGTGATTGACGATACGCCAGAAATGAATGCACGAAGGAGACGATAATGCCTTTCTACCGCAACTCACCGCCCGAACACGCAATCCTGATTGAGCAGGGATGGCCTGTATACCTTTTCGGTTCGCGCCAGTCGATTGACGCCGAACTGCAAGTCACCTCTGTCTCCGTCGCTACCAACGTCGCCACGGTTGCCGTGACCTCGTGGAGCGGCCCTTTACCTGTTGTGGGATCGTTCGCCTCCATCACTGGAAGTCAGAACGGGGCGGGCGAGTTCAACGTCACCAATCTTGCGCTCACCGCAGTGACGCTCAACGCCTCACACACGGATATTGTGTCTGTCTCGTTCGCGCTGACCCATGCCGACCTTTCTGCTATTGCCGACGTTGGGACGATGCATGTCCGCTTTGCGCCGGTTGGAGAGGCTGTAACTTCGGCGGGGTGTGCTTCTATCGCCGGATCGGTCAACACCACGGAAGGACGGTACGGCAATGTTCTGACGGCTCAGGTCTACTTCCCGACCGCTCCCTCAGCAGCTACGGTTTCGCTGCAAGGTGCGAATCGGGATAATGACGCGGACTATGTTGACATCGTATCCATCCCCATCGTAGCCGGTCGAGGGTTCGCTCCGAACGTCGAAACCAATTTTGAGTTTGTCAGATTCAACATCACTGCGGTCACTGGATCGGGAACTGTAGTGGCGAGCATCAACGCATAAAGGAGACCTATGAGCAACAGCGTTCTTACAAGTACGGTTATCACAGACGGAGATGGGCAGACTTGGAACAATGGAATCTGGGCTGCTACCCTCATCTCACCAAATGGCTCTCCAACTGTCTCAGGAACTCCCGTCGCGGTTACTTCTTACCACGGGGCTATGAGTTCAGTTGGAGCAATCACGGCCACAGTCACGGATACCAGCAGCATCGACCAGGCTGGGGCGAAGTGGATGTTTACGCTCATCCCGAATGCGTCTGTCTCTCCGGTGCAAGTCTTGACGGCGGTTACAGGGGCAACGCCGAATCTCTCAACTACGCTCTCCGCTGGGTTGCTTCCACGGTTTTTTGCAGGCGAGTCGGCATTTGGGTATCGTGACGCCGAAGTGATTGCCCCGGTTCTGGGAGCAAGCTATTTCAATGTCACTGACAACTGCATCCATAAACTCACAATCAACGGGTGGGATGCGGCTGCGGCTGGTACTGGATCGGTGACAACAGTTTCGGTCGTCACTGCGAATGGGGTATCCGGCTCGGTTGCTGGGGCTTCTACTACGCCAGCGATCACGTTGACGCTGGGCGCGATCACCCCCACATCAACCAACGGAGTCCCTGCGGCAACGATGGCTTACATGGATGCGACCAGTGGAGTCCAGGCGCAGTTGAACGGTAAGCAGGCGAGCGGTACTTATGTCACGCCGACAACTCTGAGCAATGGCACATTGCCGGTTACAGCGACGACTCTTGCTGCTGCACTGGCGACACCAGCCTCAGCAGTGGCAACCGGAGTGACAGGAACACTCGCATTCGATGCTGGATTCATCTACGTTTGCATCAATACGAACACATGGGTCAGGGTTGCGACTGCAACTTGGTCATAGGAGAGAGAAGATGAAAAGTCGCATTCTTATCGGGATTCTAACGATATTCGCTGCTAGTGCAGCCTATGGGCAAGCTCTTCCATCTGCCCCTGCGTTGCGATTGGGAGCCTGCTACAGCGCGGCACTCTCGGCGTGGATACCTATTCATGCCCAAGTCAGCACGGCTATTCCGTATCAACCATATCCCATCATTGGGCTTGCGGGACAGAATGGGACGAGTTACTACCCGATCCAATGCGACTCTAGCGGGAATATCACGCCGGGAGGCGCGGCGGGGGGAGTTCTCAGCGGAACCTACCCAAGCCCCGGACTATCGGCAAGCCCACAGGCAATCCCGAATAGATGGACAGCAACTACGCAATCGGCGGGAGACAACAGCACAAATCTGGCAACTACAGCCTACGCACAGAATCCCGGCGCGATCACGCCGTCCTCTGTCACAACCTCTGCGCTGACGGTCAACAGTGTTGCCAATGTGGGAACGCCTACAGGTGCGCCAAGCGGCACTGGCGGCACGGTCGTCGCATCGTCCACCAACTATCTCTACCTCTCCTGCGTTGACAATACGGGAACTCACACCACAGCAGCGGTCAACAAATCTGCCAATAACACTACCAGCGGTTCGACCAGCAGCATCGTGTGGTCATACACGCTCCCTACTGGCTGCACAACGCCCTATGCGTGGCCAGCGACCAGCGGAACACCGGCATACTATACAGCGCTCACTCCAGCATCGACTTCATGGACACAGACCCTACCCGCCAGTAGCTACACCGCAGCGGCCAGCTATCCGGCAGGGGGCGCGTTCCCGGCAAGCAATACAACAGGTATGGTTGGTATCGGGACGAGTCCGGCCGCAAGACTCGATATTGCCGATACGACTCTCGCTGGTTCGGGATCTCTCGCTGGTTCGATATTGAACTTGGCACAGACATGGAACACGACCGGCACACCGACAGCGATTAAATTGAATGTGACAAACACAGCTTCAACTGGCACACCTCTTTTGATGGATTTGCAAGTAGGGGGAACGAGTGTATTTAGCGTTGACAAAAACGGGTCGGCTACAACAGCTAGTTCTATTAACAATTATGGCAACTTAGCTTTCAAGGGCGGTTCTTCATCTATTACTGCCAGTTATTACAATCTCGCCGGAACTGGATTGGCTGTTCAATGGAGTTTGGCGCAGACCGTCAAATCGGGCCAAACAACACTGTTCGCAATAAGCCCGACTTACAATCAGACATCGGCGACAACTGCCAATACTGACTTCCAAATCCTGCGCACTGAAACAGCGGTAGGAAGCGGTACACAATATCTCATGGAAGCTGGAACTGCGGTTACTCCGAATATGTTTAGTGTCACGAATACAGGTCAAGGATATTTCGCAAACAGCGTACAGGTAGGCAACGGCTCGATCACTTTATACCTTTGCTCAGGTGGAACATTTAACGGACTTTTTGCCAGTTCATCCGGTGCTTGCACTGGAGGCTCAGGCACAGCAACGCGGTTATCTTTGCAGTAGTAGCTAATTACGACAGACGCTATCGGCTTATGTGGTAATCGCGCACACGCTGACAACGTGCCCAACAGACTAGGAGCACCATGAAGACACTCGCCGGGATTGGATTGACGGTGACGAGGTAGGATGATGAGTATTCTCAGGCGCGACGATACAGTACAGGACACGCTCGGCAATGCCATTGCTGGGGCGTCCGTGTACTACCTGACGCAGCCGACAAATCTCCCTGCGTTGACTCCTCTCGCCACTGTCTACAGCGATTCGTATGGGGATGCTGGGGCTAATCCGCAGATCACGGATGGCTATGGCCACGCCGTAGCGTATCTGAGCGACGGGCAACTCTACACCATCGTTTATCTGTACCCGAACGGGACGAAAGTGATCTATCCCGACCAGTTTGTGGGGTCAAGCTCCGGTGCGCCCACTCCATTCTCCGCAGTCCCATCGGGAACAATCGACGGCACAAATTGCGTCTTTACGATCAATCGAGTGCTGAACCAAGCAACCGTCTGGCTCAACTTTCCGCTCATTCCAGGTCTCGGATACACCATTGCGGCAGGAGGGCCGGGAATGATAATCACTTACGCGACCGCACCACAACCCGCAGCGGGAAGCGTTCCGGCTGACTCCATATTTGTGCAGGGATTCTAATGAAAAGACTAATGTTTGCCGTTCTCGCGCTTTGCTATCCGCTTGCTGCGCAGACGATCAATCCAAGCCAGATTCGCCCTAGCGCGACGAATGGGCAGGTCGTTACAACTGTTGACGGAAAGACTCAGTGGTCTGATTCGGCACTTCCTCCCGGAGCCGTCACGGCGGTCACGGCTACGTTGCCTATCGTGTCCAGCGGTGGCACGGCCCCGGTGATTTCGCTAACTACAGTACCAATCACCTTAGGTGGTACGGGCGCGACCACGGCAGCGGGGGCGGCAAATAATCTAGGTGTTATCATCAACGCCTCTAATTATGGAGTGTTGTGTGATGGTTCCGCAGATGTTGAGATCGCGCTACAATCTGCGCTCACCTATGCGCGCTCAGTTGGTGGGGGCATTGTGCAATTACCTCCGGGGAATGGAGACTGCAAGTTTTCTGGTGGACTTGTCATTTCCCCTAACACGAAACTGGATGCTGGCTCCCATCGCATGTTGCGTAATAATGCCGATGCGAGTTATACGCTGCCCAGCCTTATTAACTATTCAGCCGTGAACCCGGTACGGACACTGACCGATGTAACCTCTACGGTAAACAGCACTACGATTGGGTCAGCAGCAGGCTTTGTATCCGCCGATGTGGGCCGGTCGATTACCTGTGGGGGAATAGGCTACCAGTCTACCTATATTCAACCGTTGACGGCCCGCATTGTGTCGCAGAGCGGAACAACCGCTGTGTTGGATACTTCGGCTGGCAAGACCAGTTCTGGTGTTTCATGCAAGATTTTCAATGTAGACACCAACATTGAGATTGAAGGTGGAAACTGGGACTTGGCTTCAATTCCGGTGTGCAGCAGTGGCTATCTCTGCCAGCACAATATCGTTCTGCAATCGTGTGACCACTGCTCTATCCACGACGCAACCTTTTCCTCTGCCTTCGCTCACGGCTACGCGATGCTCTGGAGCGACACGCAATACGGGGATGTGCAAAACATCACGTCGAATCAGCAAAAGGATTTAGTGCATTTCGCTGGGCCGGGAAGTTACGGATATGTAAACAACCTCAAAGGGGCCGCTGGCGACGACGTGGTTGCATTGATCGGTATGTCGCAGGGAGGTGTGTACGACGCCAACCAAAACACATCTGGTTCATTTGCTCACATGAAGGTCAGCAACCTTACTATGACTTCAAATGTAAATAGTCACTCAAACCTTGTCGATATGCTGTGGGGAACCTTTTCAGATATTCAGATTTCTAAACTATCCAGCTACAAAACCCCAGGCACCTACTGTCAAGCCGATGGAGTCTCGACTATGGACAACACCGGCTATCCCCCTACTACGCTGACCGGAATTGTGGTGGATACGCTTTCTGGGTGCTTCCTTAACAATCCGATTTCCCTTGGCGCGTCTCAGGCAAACGACTTGACATTGATGAATCTGCACAAAGGCACAGGCGCGGGGAGTGGGCAAGCTGAAATCTTAGTGGAAAGCTGCATTACCGGAGGAACCATCTGCTCCGATGCGGCTACGGCTCACATCAATAATTTGAGTGTAGATGGCTGGACAAAGGATGCAGACGGCGTGCTCTTTGGAGGCTTGCTTCAAGTTGACGCTGCGGCAACGGTAGAAACATTCAGCATGTCAAATATAGCGCCCCAATTTGACGCTGCCGGGAGTTCGCCGATTATCTATAACGGGGACTATCTCGTTCACGGCTCGATCAATAGGATTATTGGGGAAAATATTGCTCCGTATTATGGGGCAGAAGAGGCCGCTGCGAACATCGTTGACAATGGTAGTAGCTCTTTTGTTCTTCCTGTCATTGAACTTTCCAACATCACTCCATCCTACGCGTCGTCGGCAACCGGGCCCACTGGACAAGGCGCATTGGTGCATGGGCCTTTTACGCTCCTAAAAGTCGCAAATTCACATTTCAATTTTCATGATACCGGAACTTCCACAGTCGTTGACAACTACGGGGCACCGACAAATCAGACAGTTCAGATCTCGAATACTTCAATAACGAATGGATTGGCCTTCTTTACTCTTCTCGGTGCGCAACCATTCACGTCGCAAGTATCCGGGTTCTCTTCGATCGGGACGCCTCGGTTCGTTCGATCTGAGGATACAAGCACGGTAGACTTCTCTCTCGACGGATTCACCGGAGATTTTAGCGCGGCTCCTTTCTATATCATCCCTGGGACTACTCCATCAGCAATCAACGTGCGGTGTGGGTCGTATAAGTCAGGCTTTGTAAGTGATAGCAATATAGAGCAGGCTTCTGGAACAGTTGCGAATGTTTACTGTCCTAACTTTCCAGAAGATACTACAACGCTGGCTTCCACTACGGGGGAGATGGCATACAATACCAATTCGCAGAGTGGCTATGTCCCGCTTGGGCCGAGCATCTATAACGGCTCAAGCTGGATGCCCCTTGGATTTTCGGTACCTGCTTTCCATGGAAATACGGGGAATGTCGATACACGTCGGAATGCCTTCACAAATGCTTCAATCAATCTGTCTCATACCGCTACTACAACCATCAACGTCTCCAATCTTGTCAACGGTGCTCATTTCTATTTAGAACTGGCTCAGGATTCTACAGGAGGCAACACGATAACGCTCGGTACCGGATGCCAGTGGAACGAACTCAGCGCAGCAGGATATGTGCTCGGACAGACAACTCCGACTCTGACGGCACCCGCGAGCAATACGAACACACTGGAAGCCGTATACGACGGAACTAACTGCTGGTACAACGTTGGG